ACAAGGCTTACCTGTTTTACAATCAACCCAGCCTTTCCCTTTGTTCTGAGCAAACCAAGTTCTAAGACTATTTCCCTTTTTTGTTTTTGCCACTCTTATTACCCCAGTTTGCTGCTCCAACCTTTCTGCATTTTGCTAATGCTCCACTAGCATACGCTGAAGGCCAGACTTTATAACGAGCTTTTACTTTATAGTAACAAGCGTCTTTTTTAGATTTAGCTTTTGGTGCTGCCATGTTATTACCATTTCTTACAAGACCAATACCGAGCTGTTAACTTCGATGGTGGTTTTGTATCACATTTATGCCTTGCCCTAAAACTTTTTCGTCTATTAGGCTGATTCTTTTTAATTTTCATGTTGGCATCGCCAAACCTAATTATCTTTTCTTTTCCATTTTGACACGCTTTAACAACAAACTTTTTACCCCCTGAGACTTGTCGTCTAGGTTTATTACAAGGCATTTTTGATTTATCAAGTTTTGCCATTTGTTGCCTTATGAACTTTTTGGATTTCAAATGATGCTTTTAAACTTGCTCCTTTATGTGGTTTATAACCACCTGCAGGATTTTTCATTAGCTTATATCCTTTACCGGACTTCATCCAATGATAACCTTTTGGTGCATCAACTGATTTATTTGCCATAACTAATACCTGTTGTGGTTAGGGGGGCCTAAGCCCCCCGTTCCGTTTAGCTTATGAACAGTCTACTACAACTGCCCAAACTTTAATCTTCGCAGCATCAGTAACAGCACCTGATACACCTATAAGCATATCAATGGTATCTGCAGCTGCAAAGTAATGGCTTTGATTGTCGCCATTTAAAAGTGCACCATTTGAAGATGTAGTACCTGCTGCATTAGCATCGCCTCCATCAACAAAACCGTCTACATCGCCACCAGTCAAACCGATGTCAAATGTTGACGCTGCACCTTCAGCAGTTTCGGTTGTAGCACCAACTGCCAACACTAAGGTGTTAGCTGGTATAGAGAGTACTTGGATAGAATCACCAGCTGCAAGAGCAGTAGCTCCAGCGGTAGCTCTATCTGTCGTAATCTTAGCGAAGTCAAGAGTGACTTCCATGTACCCGACTCTGTTAAGTCCTTTAGCAGGATGTGCTGCGGAACCTTTATCAAAGCCGTGTGAGTCTGTATATGCAGCCATGTCGCCCTCCTTATACTGTCACAATCATTGTGGCAAGAGCTTCAGGCTTAACGACTTTATAACCGTAAACTTGAAGACCACGAATGATGTTACCAAATGTTGTTTCAGACCTAATGGTTTCCATATTTGTCATCTGAGATGCAAATGTGAAGCCCATCTTATGCCCACCGATTACACTGAACTCACTACCATTTTTATAAAGGTTATGAGATACAAAGACAGTAAAACGATCAATCATACCAAGTCTGCCGTTTCTCAATGGTGTACTTCCGTCACCAGTGATAGACGCATCTTTAAGGTCTGATTGCTTGATTAGACCAGCCATCTTAGCAGGAATCACTAAAAAACGATTCTGCTCTGGACAGTTAGCTTCGTCAAGAACTGTTCCCATGTCTACGATCTTACCAATTACATTGGAAGCATCAAGAGCTTCAGGAGTACCTGCTACACCAAGATCAATGTTGCCAGAGATTCTTCCAGCTGTTTGACCTTTGTTTGATGCAGATACATCAGTAAGCAAATCAGTTAGTACACGCTGATCGATTTTAATCTTCATACGCTCTGAAGCGTCTTTAGACCACATATCCATCATTGCTACGTCTGCTTGCACTTGGTCTACGTCATCTTCGACACAAGCAAAGTATTCACCTTTGTCGATGATTAACTGTAGTTTAGCCTTGTCAGGATTCTCTACGGATAGAGTTTGACCCTTAACATAGGTTTGGATTGTGATTTCGGGAGTGGTACGAATATTGACGGTATCGCCCATATTTCTAATTTCACCCTCGTAATCAGTATTTGAGATTGCTGCGAGCACTGTGGCATCGTAGAAATTCTCGATGAGCTTTCCGGACCATATCTCAGGAATAAAATTCCCAGTATAGGACGGATGCCCGGGGGATATTGCAAAAGCCATTTAGACCTCCTTGGTTAATTAAGCATTGACAATACGACCCTCCGCTTGAGCAGCGAAAATGTCGCGTTCTATACGACCTCGCTCATCTTCCCTACCTTTGTACTTACCCTTACGAACATCAGTAAAAAACTGCGTGATGTCTGCAGGAGTATAAGTCGCAGGCTCTCCAGAATTAGGTGCTGAACCAGATCTACTTCTTCCCGGTGCAACTTGTTTCTGTAGTTGAGGATTCGGAGAAGGCCGAGTTGACTGAGCACTTGGTTTACCATTAGCCTGTTCCCAAGCCCGAAAGAATTGTACAACGCGATTACCATCGAGACTTTTCTGTGCATCCTCTAGGTAAGTTTGACGCTGGATGTTTGTAAGAGGATCAATCTCCAACAACCAATTCTGAAAGCCTTGGTCATTATTGATTTCATTCCAATTAGGTACATCACTAGCAACTTTAGCCCAAAACGCCTGCTCACTCGTTTGCTGTTGCTGGGCCTGAACTTTTGGCACAACAGCCTGCAACTGATTGAGCTTAGATTCCAACTGAGCCACACGATTATTAGCCTGTGCGACTTCTTCCCGAGCTGCTTTACGCATTATGTTAATAGAATCACCGTACTCTTTTACATCGTCCTCTGTTATTAATTTTTCAGCAGGAGCTGGTGTTGGAGCAGGTTGATTCTGCATAGTGCCTAACAAACCTTCGAGTTGGGATACACGAGATGAAAGCTCACGATTCGTTGCGTTTAAGCGTGGAACATCAGCATTATACATCCCTTGTAGCGATTTGTATTTCTGTTGCCAGTCTTCTTCTTTGTCTTGAGTATCCGATGTGCTTGGCTCATCAGCTTCGGATTTAGGTGCTTGTTCTTCAACACTGTCGGAAGGTTGTACTTCAACCGCTGGAGTTTCCTCGATGTTCTCTTCAGCCTCGGGCTTACTCTCTTGGTTTAATTCTTTGTACAATGCCTGTACTTCCTCTGATTGTTTCTGAACTTGCTTTGGTATTGCCATGATCGCTCCTATTGGTATGCGTAATTAACAGCTGTCATTGTGACTTTGCTGAAACTGTTTCAGGGGACTCTGTAATTACTTTATGTAGTTCTGACAAAACTTGACACCGCCCCTGTGCAAGTGCTGTGTTTTGCAAGACACTCGGTAGCTGATCTAGCTCATGCTGACGCCATTCCTTTATAAAATTAACAAAGTTAGGATATTGACGCATTATAATTACTAGATCATGCAGAACCTCTGGTGCGGGTCTAATCATCCTGCACCTCCAGTGTCACGGTTCTGTACTATGTTTGCCTCCATTCCGCCTTTGGGACTGCCATCTGGCTGTGTTGCTTGAGCAGCTGCTTGCTCTTGTTGGAAACGAGCAGCGACCTTACCAGAAAAACTTTGCTTTTCCCTAGATGGAATGATTTCATCCACAGGCATTTGCAACCCTTTAGCCACTTCGCGTAGTATTGCTGAGCGACCCTCAATACCAAGGATTTGTGAATCCACTTCATTGGCAGTTGCATTGAGAAATTCTAATCTGCGAACATTAACAGTTTCTTTTACTGCTAGATTTACTGCACCTTTCGGTACAATATCTACATCGCCTTTAATTGATTCGTCTTCATCATACCGCATATTATACACGAACTGTCTGTGTACAACAGGTTTTATGATGTCACTATCTATGTGCATAACAACTTGACGTATACCTTTACCTGCAGCCCCCATAAGCATTGACAGCCCAGAAGAAGTTCTACCAGCTCCTTTAACATTCAGGTCCCCATATACGTAGGAGGGGATACCTGAATGGTCGTCAGCTAGCTTACTGAATCTATCATACACACCCATCAGCGTGTTTGCGTTATCATCAGGTTGTGTAAAGCGAACAGCAGGTGCACTAGAACCTAGCGGGTCGTTCGTGACTTGCCAGATTTTCCACGGGTGGAGTTGCGTGATGTCTTCGTTGGGCGGGATTCTTTCGAGGTTGACTTCGACTTGCGGGCCGGAAGAAATCCCCATATTGTTAACCAAAGCCCTCGCGGCAGCATTACAAACATTTTGCAAATCTTCAATAATCTCTGGTATACCCTTACCCCAAAACGCACCGGGACATTTAATAAAAGATGTTTTAGCATATGGTTTTTCTCCTAATGGATCATAATTAAGTACTGCTTTAATAATATAGTTACCCACAGCCCACACGTTAGCATCATATTCCTTAGCTTCATCAGGGACTTCCTCATCAGAAAGACCCCACTCTTTTAGCATTTTTCCACTGACTTTTCCCCAGAACTCTAACGCATCATAAATCTCAGTTGGTCTGTCGAAAGAATGAAACTTACGTTCTTCGTCATCTTTTGCTAACTCTACATCTTCACTAAACCAAGATGTACCGTTACCAATGTCTAGCACTTTTCTTATTGCATCCTCATCATAACCCGGAACACCTATAAGATCAGCCAGCTCAGAACGACTTAGTGGGTGATGTTGAAATAAATAGCCGTCATTAATTGTTGTAATCCCCGGCTCAGGATACATTCTAAACGGATCAACACGTTCAAACTCAGGAGCAATAGTCTCATCTGCTTCAACAGTTGTCCTGCCGTCTTCTCCTATTGTCCAACCTAACTTACGTTGTCTACGAACAATAGGACCTTTGATGAATCCGCATGGGTAGGTAACTAAATCAGTAATAAAATCATTGAATGATTCACCCCAGCCACCTTGTGTAAACTGGTCTTGAATCTTTATCTTCATCTTTTTTGCACGGTTATCAGCAGCTTGCAGTAGCTTAAACCTGTAATCCTGCGACACCATCTCTTTTAATTCTTGCATCTCCGACATATTAGGAGCTTGCCCATTCATCTCAACAAGTTTTATAACCTGCTCAGCATATGCTTCTTGTACTTCTTGGGATTGTTGAGGTGACAAATCAGGTATAGGAGTAGGGTGTAAATCCCAAGGAGCACTACCTTGATCGAGTAAAATATCACGTAACCAGCTTTCTGCTGCACGACACTTTACTTCAGTAATCATCATGTAAACGTCAGACCCGCCTTGTTCTTGTATCTGCTGTAGTTTATCAGCTTCGTATTCTCCGTTTCTTTGTCGGAGTCCTTTCAGCATTATATTTTCGATAGGTTTCTTAGCCTGTCGAGCTGCATCCCAACAGGTACGTAGGTGGTCAGCTAAACCAAGAATCAAAGGATTATTCTGCCGTTCTTGCAGTTGCTTATCAATCATCTCCCGTTCTTTACGAACGAGTTCTTCATTTCCTACAACTTGTAAAACCATCTACATTTTCTCTACAGTATCTTCGTCATTCTTATCCGTATATACGTACCCGCCACTTTTATATTTCTTTGCTAGCTCAGGGTCTATCCTTTTCTGTACACTTTCAGGCAGTTTAGAAAAACCTTTAAACTCATTAGGAACAACTTCTCCGCCTTGTTCGTACATAGTAATCATAACTTTACCAGCTGTGCCACTCGTGTCCATCTTAGGATTATCAGAGTAGATAGTGTATGGTTTATGTCCGCATTTACTCTTCATCAACAACCTCCTGTGAACTTATTCTCAATATACATATGATCGAGTATATATGCAAGTTTTAAATTTACAAGCGAAAAAATCCCCTAGTAAGTGTAAACTA